CCAACGACCACATCGACGCGGCGTACCAGCCCATGGACGAGGAGGCCGACGAGTTCGAGCGCCATATGCGCGAGGGCATCATGGACATCCTGGCCCTGCAGGGCATCGAGGACACGCCCATATTCACCCGCAACCGCGTCTCCAACATTAAGGAGCAGGTGGAAATCGTGCTTTCCGAGGCCGAATACCTCGACGACGAGACGGTTCTGCGCAAGCTGCCGAACATCACTCCCGACGAGGTGGCGGAAATCCTGAAGCGCAAGGACGAGGAGGCCGCCGACAAGATGGCGATGCTGCCGCCAGCGTTGCAGGCGAACGCTGCGGGGCAGCCTGCCGATGATGGGGAAGAAGACGAGGAGTAGCGCATGGGCGACCAGGCGCACGAATTCGCCGAGCAGAAGATAGCCGAGTTCCAGGCCGAAGTTTGGGAGACCTACCAGCAGGCGCAGGCGGACGCGCAGGAAGCGCTCTCGCGGTTCCTGAAGCGCTTCGAGAAGGAAGACGAGAGGCAGCGCGAGAAGGTCAAGGCTGGCGAGCTGTCCGAGGCCGACTACAAGGCGTGGCGCAAGGGCAAAATCCTGCGCAGCAGGCAGCTCTCCAGCACGCTCGGCCAGGTTTCGCAGGCAATGACCGAGGCGAACCAGGTGGCGATGGCGGCGTTGAACGGCAAGCTGCCCGAGGTGTATGCCGAGAACGCCAACTACGCGGCGTTCTCCATCTGCAAGGAAACTGGCGCAGCCGTGGCGTTCGACCTCGTAGACCCCGACACGGTGGGTCACATGCTCACCGCCGGGGCGGCTCTGCTGCCAGCCGTCGACGTTGCGAAGGACGTTGCGTGGAATCGCAAGCTCGTCTCCTCGCAGCTCACGCAGGGCGTCCTTCTGGGCGAGTCAATCCCGAAGATAGCGAGGCGCGTGCAGAACGTCACGGGCAGCAACCTCGCCACGGCGATGCGCGCGGCAAGGACAGCCGTGACCGGCGCGGAATGCGCGGGGCGCATGAACAGCTACGAGCGGGCGAAGGGCATGGGCATCAAGCTCAAGAAGGAATGGGTGTCGACGCTCGACAACCGCACGCGCCACAGCCATAGGCAGCTCGACGGGGTGAGAATCGACAACGACGAGAAAGCCAAGTTCTCGAACGGGTG